CCAGTCGGGCCCGCCACAGTAGACGCGGCCCCCGTCGGGCCAGTTGGGCCAGAAACGCCGGTCGGCCCCGTAGGCCCAGCGACCGAGGACGCCGCGCCAGTGGGTCCGGTGGGGCCGGTCGTGCCGTTTGGCCCCGTAGGTCCAGCGACAGTTGATGCGGCTCCAGTCGGCCCCGTAGGACCAGTTGGGCCAGTTCCAGACGGACCAGTAGCGCCGGTCGGGCCGGTGGGGCCAGCCTGACCGACCACCAGAGCAATGAAAAGCGGCTGACCATAGGAGAACCCGGTCGTGCCCGTGCCACCAGATGTGACGAGACTAACAGGATAAGTCCAGTAAGCATTGGGCAGGCCGGGGTTGGTAACAGTTGGCGTACCAGTGATTGTAAAAGTCTGGAAATTGGCGCTTTGAGACTGATCTTGGAGGACGATCCTCTCACCAACCGTCAACAGCGACAGGAAAATATCAATGTCAATGCCGTTGTCGGTTATGTGGCTGACGCTGATCTGGGTAGCTGATGTCTGCGTGAAATTGTCCCAAAGAACGTATCCGTCACCGGGATAGCCCGAAATAGAAGCGGAGTTGGCTTGAAACAGAAACAGACTGCTGGAACTACCCGGAGAACCTGTAGGACCAGTCGGCCCCGTTGCGCCTACCCCCGTGGCTCCAGTTGGGCCGGTTGGGCCAGTAAGGCCAGTTGGGCCGGTCGGGCCTACGCCAAGCGCCCCAATGTCGCCGGTCGTTGTGCGACGGGAGACGCCGTTTTGAACAATTTCAATTTCCTCAGTGCCATTAAGGGAGATGGCGACAGGAAGGTTTGGAATCTGAATGTTAGTCGCCATTTAAAGGCCCCGTCTTTGGCACTTGATCCATATTATACGGCAAGCCGGGGTCATTGCCACCAATGCTCGCCGGAGCCTGCGGATCAGTACCCGGTTCTTGGTTAAGTCCAAATGGCGGTTCGCCGGTCTGTTGCGTCACGCGAACCTGATCGTCCTGCGTAATGCGGGTGTCGCCGTTAATGACCGGGATATTAGTGACCGGATCAACCGTGTTCTGGCCGGAAGTCGCGCGCGTATTCGTTTCTGCTGTAACAAAATCTTGAATACGCGGGTTAACAATCGGCACGGGATCGGCAGGAATGATAATCGCTCTCAACTGCTGCTGAGGCATATCGTTGCAAGTGTCGCACACCAGAATGCGCTTATTGATGAGCGACGCGCCAGCCCAGTCAAATTGCCATTTCAAATCGACATGGTTGTAGCGGAAACCGCAACGGTCACATATTGCATGTGCCTGCGGATTTCTGGAACTTGTTCTAGCTCGACCAGCTTTTGACGCATAACCCATAACGCCCTCCTATCGGAAATATCCGCTGATAGTGGGCGAAATGTATTGTTGAGCCGTTTCGACGTTTTGGTCAGCAGCGATCTGATAGGCTTCATCCGCAAAAGGTTTGATGGATGCAAGCATCTGCGGAGCCCAAACTTGGGCCAACCGAACAGCCAAACCAAAGGCAAAAGCGTCCATCCAAAGATACGGGATTTCGACAGTTTCACCGCCCTGAAGATTAGCGTCCTGAATGCGCTTTACGCGATAATACTTGAGGTATTGCGCGCTAGTCCCATCAGGAACAGGCCAAAGCGTCACAGTCGGAGAAAGCAGGCGGTCAAACCAGAAAACGGTCGTAAAACCCTGCTGATCTTTATTTGGATAAGAAGCATATTCCGTGCGTGAAATCGGAAGAATAATGCGGTCGATTGGGTCATTTACGCCGTTATCAATCCGCATATATGCGTCAAGTATGACGACCGTATTAGAATCGACCGAATACGTCGCCTGTCCTTGAACAAGCGGCGTCGTAACCAAATCGACGGCCCAGAGGTTCACGCCACGGTTCGACCAGCTTGCCAAAAGCAAATTGGTCGCCATACGGGCGGATTCCATATGCTCTTGGACAATCGAGGTGTTTCTGATGCCAATCAGGTTATAGGCATACAGAGTCAACTCGCCGAGCGAAGGGTTGAACGTGTATGTCCCGCTAGTCGCCATCTGGCTCTCCTATCAGGCGGGGCCAGCTTGAACGACTTTTAGTTCAACCGTTCCCGTCTGGGCAGGAGCCATATAAATGCTGATGGCGCGACAAGGGATGGTCAATGAAGCCGCAGTATTAGCGGATACGCCAGAAAGCCCAGTAACAGAAAACCACAATGCAGAACTCGCGCTATAACCAGTCGCAGTGGGATCATCCAAAGAATATTGGATGCTGAAGGTGGGCGTTCCAGCCGTGATTTTTGCCGCCAGACCAAGATTGAACGGCGTCTGGAAGTCATCAACAGCGATGATGGCGCTGCGACCTGCGTCGGTCAGAGAGATCGTGCGGTACTGCATGTTACTTCCCTTTGCTGCGCGCGGCGGCGGCATTGTCCACGAGGTTAGGGTAAGGACGGCCAGCGGCTCGCGCTTTTGCCTTTGCGGATTGCACCTGCTTGCGGCTGAGGTGTTTTTCCTTGGCATCCTTGGGAGCATCCTTCTCCCAGAAAGGCTTGTCGGACATATCAGCAATCCCACTTGCGGAGAGATTTGTTAATCCGGCTATCTGGATCGTTCGCCGTTTTTGCGCCCGTCAGATGCTTTTTCATGCCTTCCATTCTAGCACAAAAAGAACGGCGGCGCGCAGCAGCCATGTCGCTTTTTCCTGCCTGCTCTTTAGAAACAGGCGGCTTGATGTCGCGGCCCTCAGCCTTCAAAGACGCACGCCCCTTGGCGTTAAGTCCACCTTCAGGGTTTTTGCCTTCCTTACGAGTCCAAGCTCCAGACATGACGCCCTCCTAGTAAAACGGGGGCGCGAGGCCCCCGTCAAACGCACTAGCGTTTATAAGCCTTAGCCGTCGAAGCCGGGGCGCATCGTGCCCTTAGCAGCCGACGACATAACGCCGCCGCCAGAATTACGGGGCTTGCGGCCCGCGTTCATCTTGGCCTTTTCGCCCATGGCCTTCATGGTCTTGCCACCGCGCTTGAAGCCTTCAGCCTTGTTCTTGGCTTCCTTGGCGACATTCGAGCCAGCGCCAGCGTAGAAATCGCTGCCGAGGTCCTGAGCGGCCTTAACGCCCTTCTGAGTCTTGCCCTTCATGATAGCCTCCTAGTGGCTAGTTTACGCCGTCAGGTTTTCGGCCTGAACATAGGTAACAGTGAGAACGCCAACGCCGTTTCCAGTGCTGCCAGAATCGACGTAAATAATGACATCGGTGGTGCCGACATCAATCCACTTGGCGGTGCGAGTTGCATCCGTGCCCGGCGTGAGGGCCGTAAGGCCAATCGCTGAGATAGACGTGGCCGCAACCAGCTCATTCGCAGAGGTCGTCGTCCCAACACTGAGCGTATCAGTGCCGGTCCAAGCAACCGTAGCAGCAACGCCAATCGAAAGGACGTGGCTGTTTGCCGGGATAACGATGGAAGTTTTATAAGCGGTAGCCGAAGCCGCCTGCGTGAGCGCAACGGATTGCGCCATGACGCAGAAGCCAACGTTCTTAACCGTGCCGGGCGTGGTGCCGGTCGTGTTCAGAACGTCGCCAGCCTTTACGTGGCCAGTGAACGTAGTAGTTCCCATAGGAACCTCCTGCACGATGCGATCTTGTAGTCTGTGCAGCGTCCGCTAGGCCGGTCTACAAGATCAATGAGCCTAGATGAAAGGCGGGAGCCGTAGCCCCCGCCCTTTAGACTTACGACGGGAACGAACCATAAATGGACCGCCAGTTGTAATATCCGAAAGAGTACCGCTCGTAGCCCTTCACCAGAAGGTTGTCGGTCACGAAGTCAACCTGCATGTCGGATTCGAACTTGACGCGCTCCATGTAGGAGAGGCCGTCGATGTTCGTGAGCAGGAACCACGCGGACGACGAGGTGAGGAAGTCCGAAACCATGTAGGACTCAGGCAGACCGCCCGAGGTCATCATGATTGCGTTCACGTCGTTGTCGGCGGTGCCGGGACGCAGTTCGGTCTTCGTCAGACGAATCGCGACAGGCTCAAGGGCGGTCGGCACGATGAGCTTACGCGCACGCGCGAACACCTTCAGGCCAGCCTGATCCTTGAAGTTAGTACGAACTGCGATCATCGCGTTGAGCAAGGTGCTCTCGTTGAGTTCAACGGTCGCGTAGTTCGAGATCGTGCTACCATCAATCGGATGGTCGGAAGCCACGAGCGCCTTGCCGTCGCCACCGATGGACGCATTGTACGTCGTAGCGGTGTTGAGGATGTTAGCGCCGTAGATTTCCTTCGTCTGCTGGAAGGACTCGATCAGGCCGAGGTT